CCATTGTTTCCAAAGTTGTAAAGTGTGTATTGCTTTATCTATATCTTCATCACCATTACCCTTACGGTCTACTCGTACAATGTACTTAATAGCCGTATGTTGCATGGGGTTCAATCCATTTGCCATAGAAAACTCCATCGGCTGGATCTTCATTTGTGCATAGTGATTACCACCCACTTGGGTGTCTTTAGGATTCGTCATTATCAATTACCTCGGGCGCTTTAACATTAATCCCAATCACGGACGGTTTATCTGACTCATCAGGATTATCTAATAGTCCACTTGCTTTTGCTAACAATCTTAGTGTTTGTACTTTGTCCCAAAACTCTATTGCTATCATACCATCTCTATCTATCTTGATTGACTTAATACTTTGCAATGCGTGTTCTGGAATATCTTTACTTGCTTTGACTTGCACATTGCCTTCATGGTCCCATTCCATAACATCTGTAATTTTTGTGTTTGCCATACAAAGAAGGCTGTACGCGACAGCCTCTCTGTTAGCCGCAAGAGTTGTGCTGCGTTCTAACTTTTTTTGTAATGCTCGAACTCCACCATATCCTGACAAACTTGGAATTGGTTTACTTTTATTTTTTGTTTCGCTCATGCAAGCCTTTTCTTTTAACAATTAAATCTTCACGAATACATCGGTATCCATTGTATGTTTCTTTATTACGATAATATTGCTCATAATAATTACTTGCTAGTTTACACGATTCAAATGATCCGACTGGTTTTTCAGTCGGACCAAAGTCTCCCATAAAAGTTACAAATAAAATATACTCAATCACTAGAAGGGTAAATCGTCCTCAATTTCGTCAAGGGATTCAGCCACAGGCGCACGCGCTGGTGCTTGATTTTGTACTGGCCTTTGACCGCTGTTGGCGTTCGCCACAGGATTACCAATTCTAACACTTCGGTAGGAAACGCCACTTTTACTTATGTTGTCATAAATATCTAAGTAATGTTCCGTACCATCAGGTAACAAAATTTTGCCACGCCAATCGGCATGCCAATCTTCTGTCTTATTATCATTCTTAAATGCACTACCCGTGCCAGGTTTTGCTTGATATTGCTCAGCCATTATTTTCTCCTAATAAATAGATTTGACGTTATTACGCCTCTTATAACATTCACTACATAACCAACGGCGGGTTTTACCATGTACGCCTATTTTATATTTACCACCGTGACTATTCCTATGTCGATAACACGAACTGCAAAATCGGGTGCCGTTAGGGCTTGATTCTGCATCAATAAAGCTCGTGTAATCACGCTTCATACTCGTACAAATGTACGACTGCCTTTCCGTTCTCTACTTGCTCTCCACGGGCAATCTCAATGTATTCAATTTGTGAATCGTCATCATACATACCTGCTTTCATCAACGCATCAAGTATGGCTTTGAGTGTATTGTCTAGGTCGAATTTTCTTTTCGATCTAGGATGTATCATAACGCTCATTGCAACTAATTTATTGCCAAACGATTTATGCCTGCCTTGCTTAACAACTAAATCTACTTCTTTTGCAAACTGTACCCCTTCAGGACTAATGTATCTACGATGACCGTTTGCACGCCAATAATTATTTACACTGGGCGGGTAAGGCAGCTCTAATCGTATTGTGGGTGTCATAATATTTTATTCAGCCTTGAGTTTAAATCTTTCGTTAAATATTCCTCAATCGCTTGATTAATAATTGTTGCTTTTGGCAACTCCATATCTTCTTTTGCTTTATTTAATCGATCCACATTTTCTGTAGTTAATCGAACTAAAAATGGTTTTACGTTCTCAGTCATATCAGTCTCCTTTATATTTAGTTTTAATTTTTTTATTTTGCTTACGCATAGCCAAGGTTTTTTCTCTTAATATATTGTGCCATTCACGATCCACCTCTAACAATTTGGCATAAGTATGTAAAGAAATCTCACGCCCTCTGTTAGGGATATAACCTTTTGTCATTTTCCAATAACCATCTTTTCTTGTGTATTTGTAAGGTAATGGTTCCCCATCATTAAAAAGCGTGCAAATTAGCCGATAAAATTCTCTAAGTGTCATAGGTTTTTAAATATATGTTTAATGACTGCAACTGTCCACCCATTACCTAACATCTTGTATCTTTGTGTATTCGACACACCTTCTGTGTAACCATCAGGTACAGTTTGTAATCGTTCACATTCTGATGGTGTTAGTTTTCTGTAATAGTGTTGCTCTTTATTAATTACACCCTTAGGAAATTTTAATAAATGTTCTTTAGTCATGCTTGTAGTTAAACAATTAACTTTATCATCTGTTCGCTCTACTAATTCTTTAGCACGTCTAGGTGAAAAATCTTTTCCATATTTCTGTCTATATTCTTTTCTTAATTGTTTTGCTTCTTCTGTTCTTCTTTCAGTCATGCAAGCAACTTTCGGTTGACGATTCCCACCATTCATAGAATTTAAAGTAGGTGATTTACCTTCAAGACTATAGATTCGTTTTAATATATCATGACCATTAATATCATTAGCCATACCCACTTGTATTGGTTTAGTTACAACATAACTTCCATCTGTTGGTTCTTTATGATAACCAGCAATAACTGTGCCAATTTTATCGTGGGTTTCTGGGTTATAAAAATAACCTTTTCCTCTAGGTGAATTTAATACTCTATCTACTTTTGCATCTGATAATTCATATCCTATTTCATCTTGTAATATATCTTTTAATACAATTCCCTTATCTTTTGGTTGAGTGATGTTAGGTATATTGGTCCAATACAATCGTACTCGATTCTGTGCAGAGACTAATGCACTATTAATCATAATCGGTTCTATACCAAGATGTTCTGTAATAACATTTTGATATTCTTTCTTCATTCTCACATTCTCTAGTAGAAAATATTTAGGATTACATTCCTTTAACAGTCTGACATATTCAAAAAACAATGCAGATCTTGGATCATCAAAGTTTAACTGTTTACCTGCAAAACTAAATCCTTGACAGGGTGATCCTCCAAGTAATAAATCAATCTGTGGTAAATTTAATCTTTTATCTTTTACATATATTGAAGTTACATCACCCAAATGAATCGTATTAGGATAATTCTTTTTAGCAATCTGAATCGCATATTTATCTATTTCTGCTGCATAGTAGTTCTCTACTTTAATACCTAATTGGTCTAAAGCAATCTGCCCACAACTCATACCATCAAATAAACTAAGTACGTTCATATATGTCTATTACTTTCTTTTTAAAGTTGTTAGGCAAAACCATAAACTTTTCATGCAAGCATCTGACATCTGCTGCGTCTGGATAATTTAGCTCTGCATATAAATTGGCTACTTCACAACTGGTAAAATGTCCAATGTAGTGCATGTCTTTTGGTAAGCCACTTATGCTAATTGCTAAGATAAATTCTGCTAACATAATCTCCCCTTAAGAACAAGATATCAAATAATGATATCTAGGTCAAACAATATTTATAAATTGACCAATCAATAAAATGCTAGTATATTGTTCCTAACGGGGCCATTACCCAGCCCTCTGGAATGTAGATAGCGACAGACCAGGATAAACGTGTTTAACCGCAGAGGTACTCTCTACTTGACAAGCAGTATAGTCTATAAGGTATCAGGGATCGTGGAAGCGGACATAGTCTGAGAAACTATGGTACTAGATAAACGAGAGCTATCCCTCCCTTCTAAGGTGAGTGCGAATACCGAATACCTTTTTTTATTCGGGTTAGGTCTTCTATTATCTAAACACTCTGGTTACCATTTATGTCTATAGAATCACCATGTATTTATCAATGTAAACTTGTCACTATAGACGATATCGAGCTGTGTGCTTCTTGTGGTCGCACACGCTCGGAAATCGTTAACTGGTCAGAACTTGATGATATCGAAAAAGAAAATGTCTTTAGAGTGTCTAATGAGCGAATCCTGAAAAAACTAGGAAAAATTTGAGTGTGGTACCCCTATAGACAGGTCAATGGGGGGAGGGGGAAAGGTGTCATTTTAGCTAGAAGCCTTATACAGCAAGGGATTCAGGCTATTAATATGGTAGATATAAGAATTAAAACGCTCTCTTAATGAACATTAAGGTAGCATTTCAGACAGCTTAACACCTTGATCTAGCCTAGCTTTCAGCTCGCTCGGGTTCATACCTGATTCAATAAGCTTTTCAAGCGCCAGCAATTCACTCTCTTTCGAGACACATTCAAACAAACTAGCTATT